TAGCGAAGCTGCAGGTGGCGCAACAGCGTGGTGAATTGGTGCCAGCTGATGAGGTGAAAAAGAGCGCGTTTCAGGTTGGGCGGAGTGTGCGTGAGGCGCTGAGTAATCTGGCCGACCGGCTCTCGCACCAGCTGGCGGGCGAGACGGATCCGGTGGTGATCCATCAGTTGCTAAGCGATGAGCATCGTGATGCGCTGGTGGCGCTGATGGAGGTGGAGGGGTGATTCAGCTGCTGCACGGGGATTGCTTGGAGAGGCTGCGCGAGCTGCCGGACAACAGCGTGGATGCGTGCGTGACGGATCCGCCCTATGGGCTGAGCTTCATGGGCAAGGCATGGGACTACGACGTGCCGCAGGTGGACGTGTGGCGTGAGGTGTTGCGGGTGCTGAAGCCAGGCGGGCACCTGCTGGCGTTCGCGGGCACCAGAACGCAGCACCGGATGGCGGTGCAGATCGAGGATGCGGGCTTTGAGATCCGCGACATGATCGCGTGGGTGTATGGCAGCGGGTTCCCGAAGTCGCTGGACGTGAGCAAGGCGATCGACAAGCTCGACGCATCGGAGGCGCAGCAGGCGCGGCGGTATCGGTTCACGGAGTGGGTCCGGTCCACCGGGCTAACTGCCAAGCAGATCGACGAGGCCACCGGCACCAACATGGGAGGCCACTACACGACGGCCGCCAGCCAGCCGGCGATCATGACGGTCGAGCACCTGGACTCAGTGCGGCACTTGATCGGAGAGGTGCCGGAGTGGGTGGAGCGCGAGTGCGAGATCCGCAGCGTGGAGTCGGAAAACTTCAAGCGGCGCGAGGTGGTGGGGCAGGCCACTGATGGAGCGGGCAACGGAAGCGTCATCGGTCTTGGCACGGCAGCCAGCATGGCCACTGTTTACGACATCACCGCCCCCGCGACCCCTGCCGCGCAGCAATGGGCCGGCTGGGGCACCGCACTGAAACCTGCGCTGGAACCGATCACGGTGGCACGCAAGCCGCTGGTGGGCACGGTGGCGGCGAACGTGCTGGAGCACGGCACCGGCGCGATCAACGTGGATGGGTGTCGGGTGGCTGGAGTGAAGGGCGTGCCGGCGAGCCCGAGCAATGCCGGCTCACTTGGATGGACAACCGGCGGCGACATGGAGCGCAAGCAGCAGCAGAACGGCCGCTGGCCGGCGAACCTGATCCACGACGGCAGCGATGAGGTGGTGGGGTTGTTCCCTCAGACGGGAGTGAGCTCTGGCGGTGGGATGAAGGATCTCCGCAAAGGCCGGCTGTTCCAAGGGGATACCAACGCCAACATCACCCCGTACTGCGGCTTTGGCGATTCAGGCTCTGCCGCCCGTTTCTTCTACTGCGCGAAGGCCAGCAAGGCCGACCGAGGCGATGGCAACGCTCATCCGACCGTCAAGCCGACCGAGTTGATGCGCTACTTGTGCCGGCTGGTGACGCCACCGGGCGGCGTGGTGTTGGATCCGTTTATGGGCAGCGGCAGCACCGGCAAGGCTGCGGCGCTGGAGGGCTTCCGGTTCGTCGGCATCGAGCGGGAGGCGGAGTATCTGGAGATCGCACGCCAGCGTGTGCAGGTGGGCGACGTGCAGGGGGCGCTGTTGTGAGCGTCTGGCGCACCGCGTTCATGGACGGCTTGCGGCCTGAGCCACCGCTGACGGTGAGTGAGTGGGCGGATAAGCACCGGCGGCTGAGCAGCAAGGCATCGGCGGAGCCTGGACCGTGGCGGACGGGAAGGACGCCTTACTTGAAGGAGCCGATGGATGAGCTGAGCACCACTAGCAACGTGCAGCGGGTGGTGATGATGTTCGCGGCGCAGACGGGCAAGACGGAGAGCGGCAGTAATTGGCTGGGCTATGTGATCGCCCATGCACCGGGGCCAATGTTGCTGGTGCAGCCGACTGTGGAGATGGCTAAGAGGCTGAGCAAGCAGCGGCTGGAGAGTTTGATTACTGAAACGCCTTGCCTGTCTGAGCGGATCGCGCCGGCCAGGGCGCGCGACTCGGGTAACACGATGTTCGCCAAGGAGTTTCCGGGCGGGATGATGCTGCTGACTGGTGCAAATAGCGCGACGGGTTTGCGGTCTACACCGTGCCGCTACATCTTCATGGATGAGGTGGATGCGTTCCCTGCTGATGTGGATGGCGAGGGCGATCCGGTGAGTTTGGCGGAGAAGCGGGCGACGACATTTGCGCGTCGGAAGATCCTGCTGACCAGCACGCCGACCGTCAAAGACTTCAGCCGGATCGAGGCGGAGTATCAGCGGAGTGATCAACGGCGGTTCTATGTGCCGTGTCCGAGTTGCGGGGAGATGCAGTGGCTGAAGTGGCCGCAGCTGAAGTGGGACAACGGCGATCCGGCGACAGCGGTGTATGAGTGCGAAGCATGCCGCGAGCGATTCGCGGAGATCCACAAGCCGGCAATGCTGCGGAAGGGTGAGTGGCGGGCGACAGCGCCGAGCGATGGCAAGACGGCTGGCTTTCAGCTGAGCGGGCTGTATTCACCGCTGGGCTGGCTGAGTTGGGCGGACATGGTGGACGACTTCCTGCGGGCGAAGGCTGATGCACCGATGCTGAAGTCGTTTGTGAACACCCGTTTGGCGGAGACCTGGGAGGAGGACTATGCCAGCAAGGTGAGCGCCGATGGCCTAATGGCCAAGCGGCTGGAGTATGAGGCGGGAGTGTGCCCGGATGGGGTGTTGCTACTCACGGCTGGTGTGGACGTGCAGGACAACCGACTGGCTGTGAGCGTGTGGGGATGGGGCGAGGGCGAGACCGGCTGGCTGGTGTGGCATCAGGAGCTGATGGGTGACCCGACGCAGACTGACGTATGGGCGCAGCTGGATCAGGTGATTGCTACGGAGTGGTCGGCTGAAGGCGGGAAGGCATTGAAGCTGAGCCAGATCGCGGTTGACTCTGGCGGTCACTGCACCCATGAGGTGTACAACTATGTGCGTGATCGTGTGCGCCAAGGCGTTGTGGCGATCAAGGGCAGCAGCAAGCGGGGCAGTGCGGCTGTGAGCAAGGGCAACAAGGTGGACGTGAATTGGAAGGGGCGGATCGTGAAGCGTGGTGTGACGCTGTATAGCGTCGGCAGCGACACGATCAAGACAACGCTGTTCGGAAGGCTGAAACACAACGAGGATGGGCCGGGCGGATTGCGATTTGGGATGGCTGCCGATGCGGAGTATTTCAAGCAGCTGACGGCAGAGAAGCAGACGCTGCGGTATCTCAAGGGATTCCCGGTGCGTGAGTGGGTGAAGAAATCAGGGGACCGGAATGAGGCGCTGGATTGTGCGGTTTATGCCTATGCGGCATTGCAGCTGAGCTATCGAAAGTTCAACCGCGCGACGATGTGGCAGCAGTTGCGTGATCGCTTGGAGACTGGCGAGAAAGCACCGCTAAGATCAAGGAAGCAGCCCACCTCCGGGGCTGCTAGTGGCTTTGTGAGCAACTGGTAGGCCGTGAACATCCCGAGCGAGATCAGGGCAGGCGACACGATCCAGTGGCGGGACGTTGAGGGTGCCGACAATCTGGGCAATGTGGTGGGCAGTGCTGATTACACGCTGACCTACTACTTGCGGACGAATACGGCTAGCGAGGGCGCGACGGTAGTCGGCACTGCGTATGGCACCGGCTGGCAGTTCAGCATCGCCGCGGCCACCAGTGCTGGTTTTGATGCTGGCACTTGGTACTGGCAAGCAGTTGCCACCAAGACGGGTAGCACGATCACGCTGGGCAGCGGCCAGCTGACGGTGGTTGCGGCGCTGAGCTATGCGGGCACGCCTGCTGCATTGGATGGCCGGAGCCAAGCGCAGAAGGATCTCGATGCAGTGCAGGCTGCGATCCGCGCGATCGTCTCGGGCGGTGTTGTCAAGCAATACACGATCGGCAACCGGAGCCTGAGCAAGTACGATCTGAAGGATCTGCTTGAGCTTGAAAGCAAGCTGAAGGCTGAGGTGAAGCGTGAGCAGATGGCTGATCTGATTGCTAATGGCCTGGGCAATCCCCACAATCTGTTCGTGAGGTTCTGATGGGACTGCGCACGCGGCTGTTCAAGGCAATGGGCTTCGAGCCAATGCGGCCGCGGCAGCGGGCTTACCAGGGTGCGCGCGTTAGCCGGCTGACGGCCGACTGGGTGACAAGCGGCACCAGCGCCGACAGCGAGATCAAGTCGAGCTTCAAGAGTCTGCGTAACCGTGCGCGGCAGCTGTGCCGTGATAACGACTATGCGCGGCAGGCTGTTCGGGCGATCCAGAACAATGTGATCGGCCATGGCATAAGGCATCAGGGACAGGTGCGGATGCTGCGTGGCGGCCGGTTGGATGAGGCGATCAACGGCCAGATCCATGAGGAGTGGGAGCGTTGGATGCACAAGAGCCGCTGTGATGTGAGCGGGATCCTGGGCTTTCACGACATCGAGCGGCTGCTGGTGCGCAGCTTGGCGGAGTCTGGTGAGGTGTTCGTGCGGATGATCAAACGGCCGTTCGGTGACAGCCGTGTGCCGTTCGCGCTGCAGATCCTTGAGGCGGATTATCTGATTGATGATGATGTGCCGCAGGCGAAGGATGGCAACACGGTGCGGATGGGCATCGAGGTTGACAGCTATCTGCGACCGCAGGCGTATCACTTCTATGCGAATCATCCCGGTGATACCTATGCCGGGAACACGCGCACCAATGGCAAGCGTGTGCGGGTGCCTGCTGATGAGGTGATCCACCTGTTCCTGCCTGAGCGGCCGGGGCAGACCAGGGGCGTGACGTGGTTTGCATCGGCGCTGATGCGGCTGCACATGCTGCAGGGCTACGAGGAAGCTGAGGTGGTGCGTGCACGGGCGAGCAGCGCGCTGATGGGGTTCATTACCAGCCCTGAGGGTGAGCTGGTGGGCGATGAGGTGTATGAAGGCGAGCGTGTCAGTGAGTTCCAGCCGGGTGTGTTCAAGTATCTGCAGCCCGGCGAAAGCGTGACGGTGCCGGACCTGAACAGTCCGGACGGTCAGCTTGAGCCGTTCACCCGTTCGATGTTGCGTGCAGTGGCGGCTGGTGTGGGCGTGTCGTTCGAGAGCA